CTGCACTTTTACCTAAATCAGTATTAATTAAATTATAATAACTTAAAGCCAAACCATTTTGTGAACCACCGGCATCCCAATATGCTACATCTGTAGATTTAAGATTTTCTTTTGGTATTTCCCAACCTTTACTAGCATTTTCTAATATTTTTTTCATACTGGTTGAAGCATTAGCATGGTCTTCTTCTAATTTTTTATTATAACTAGTAGAATCTAATATAAATTCACTGGCTAATCCGGATTCTATTACTACTTTATGGGTACTATATATACCGTCTTTTTTTAATTTAAAACCAGCAACTTCACCTAAAGAAGCATTTCCTATATAATATATTTCTAATCCATCTGTTCCTTTAGTTATATAACCACGGTTATTACCATATCCATCACCAGCCCCCATAACTATTATAGGATTTTCTATATTATCTTTATCAGGTAAAAATCCCATAGCCATTTTTAAAGTTTCTTGTTCTTTAAAATAGTGCATTTGTTTATGTAAAACTTGGTATTTATCATCAATTGTATTTATAGTTCCTGGTTTAAAATCCCTAGTAGTTATTAAATTACCTACTAAAGTGTCGGCTTTAATAGTTTGTCTTAAAACACCATCTTCTGATTTTTTTAAACGTTGATCTATTAATCTTATAATTTCTGCAGTAGTATTTGATTGCAATTTTATCACCCCTTGTTAAAAAGTGTTTTCTATTTTATTAATATATATTTATTACATTAGAAAGGAAAGTTTTAATATGGAAATAGAATATTATGAAAGAATAAATAGATTGGGAAATTTAAAGAAATATGCCAAATTTAATGATATAGAATTTGTTTTATATAATAAATACTATATAAATCAAAAAATTAAAAAGCGTTTACATAATTATGAATATGAATACTATTATGGTAAAATTACAAAAGGATATGTAGTTCATCATATTGATTTTAATCCTGAAAATAATAATATTTCAAATTTACAATTATTAACTAATTCAGAACACAATAAAATACATAGTAAAGGTATAAATAATCCTATGTACGGTATTCATAGATATGGCAAAAAAAGTCCTAATTATAAAACTAATGAAGAAATGATAAATGATGTAAAAAATAATATTAATTATAAAGATTTTATAATTAAATATAATTGTAGTATTAAAATTTATTATAGAATAAAAAAGGAACTAAATAAATAGTTCCTTTATTTATGAAAGTTGATGAAAAGCATAGTGGTGTGCTGTGATTTCCATTAACATTTCGCCATTTTGATAAGTTAATGAATAAGAATCTATAATATAAATTTCCCTTACTAAACCGAAGACATAGCATTGTATTAAATCAAAAATATTAAGCCACGGTATCCCTATTACTTGAAGTTTTAAAGACATATATTGTTCCAACATATCATTCATTTCCCTTAGGGCACGTTTTTCTATATCAGTTTCTTCTTCTAATAAGTCATTAGTTATTTCTAATATTTTTTCTATATGGATATATGAACCATCCCACAATAAACCATCAGTTATTACTTGCCAATTTTCACCAGCATCACCATTAACATAAATACTACCATAGATATCATCATGGTTCAATTCATATTCGGCATTCATAATATTAATATTATTTTTAAATATATAATCACAATTTTTATAAGTTATAGTTACTATTTGACCGTCATTAATGGTTGTAGTTCCGAATTTTCTACGTATACTATTTTTAAATATATCTAATTCATAATCCACGTCTTTAGTATAAGTAAATCCCATTCCATCAGTAACTACTATATTATTAACATCGTCTACTATTTGATAATTTAACTGTGAACACCAATCATAATTATCTAGTTGTCTAGTTCCAGTTCTTATAGTATTTCTGTTTTGTTTGGCTTGGAAATGTATTTTACCATCACCAGTACAAAATAATTCAAATTGTGCTAGTTCTTTCATTTCTTCTAAAGCTTGTGCAAAAGTAATAAAATCAAATTCACCTTCCCAAGTTAGATAAGTAGGTTCTACTATGATATCTGAAGTACTTATATAACTACAAGCCCTATACAAAAGGTCTTTCACAACATCTTCTATAGCTACTGGTTGTGTTCCACCTGGTGTTATCCAAGCTGTATCATAACCTGAAGGTATAGGATATTCTAAATAATATTTATCATACATATCTGCTTCAACAGGTAAAGAATGAAATACTTTTTGTGAACAAAAATAACCTAATGGATCTAAAGCTTCTACTTCTATATAAGAACCAGCTGAATTTTGTTTAATGTTTATCCTTTTAATATATCCGGTAAAACACTTAACCCATTCACCACCCCAACCCATTTCTATTGATATTCTTTTACTTGGTATTATTTCCCTATACCATTCGTTTTGTGGTTTTAATGGTGGACTATTTCTATAAGGTGTATAATAACCTAAGTCTTTTGGATTTGTAGGATTAACATTTACAATATTAAAAGTTGCTGAACTATTAAATTGTGTTCTGTCATGTGATATATTTATATTTTCGATTTGATATAAAACATTATTAGTGGTTTTATCTTCAAAAGTTATTCTAGCTGAAGCTGAATTTGTTCCCCAAAGTTCTTTATTCCATATTAATTCTTTTATATTGTATGGTATTGAATCGTGTATAATAACCACCCCCTTGAATATATAATTATTACATAAAAAAAAGACCTTAGCCATTAAACTAAGGTCTTAAATAATATGAATTCATTACCATTTATATTATATACTTATTTTAAAAATTATTTAACTAAAAGCGTCATATTATAATAACAAATAAAATCTAAGTCTTCAATTTTATATGAATAACTTATTTTAGTAATGATACAAGAATAAGTTGTGGTATTAAAGACAAAATTATAATTGTTATGATTATCATGATCACTTAATAAAGTTGCTATATCAGTTTCATTTGCCCAACCTGATAATTCTATAGTATCATTAGTTTTACCTGAACCCATAATAACTGTGTTAGGTGTGCCATCATAATTTTCAGCATCAATTATTAAAGGAATAGCTTTTATATTAGATTCACCACAATTAAATTGGAAGTTATTAATATTTAATACTGTATTATTCCATTTGAAATCCATTTATTCCACCCCTTATTTAACAAAATTACCGCTTCCATTACGTATATCTTTAGCTATTTCTACACCTACTACATAAGCACCATTTTTATCTGTTCCAGCTAACTGTATAGTTCCACGGTGTTCCATGACCATCTTCTGCATACCTTGACCTAAAGCCATGGCATTTATAGAAGCTATATTACCTAATATATTGCCAAGTTGTCCGGAATCTTTACCCCTTACTAAACCTTTGGCTAATCCCCAACCTTTTTGTCCCATTCCATAAATTTGGTTTAATAATTCAGGTCCAGTTCCAGCACCTTTTAATATTTCCATATTCATAGTAAATTCGGCTAAAGCTTTTGCAAACTTTCTAGTTCTACTTAATATTTTAGAAGGTGAAAACTTTTCTATAGTCATTTTTTCAAACATATCACCAAATTTTACTATTTCTTGTTGGGCTTTTCTAATTTCTTCACCCATCTTTTTAATAGCATCAGCAGCTTTTTTAGCAGCATCATCATCTTTAGTAAAATTATTAGTTTTAATACCTTTTTGATCATCTTTTGGATAAGCTTTTTTCAAACCAGATAATTTTTCTAATAATTGATCTACTTGTGTAGTATCGCCAAATAAATTCTGCATAGCACCATTAGTAGTTAAAGCCATTTGTTTTGTTAAAGCCATAGTTGCTTTTAAATTTTCAAATGAATCACCAAATGATTTAGAAGAAGTTTCTATAGCAGCATCAAAGTTAATAGCAACTATATCTTGTAATTGTTTACCTATTTCATTAACATCTTTAATAGCATCTTTTGGTACTGGATTCCAAAGTAAATCTTCTTTTTGTATTCCTAATTTACCACCAAGGAAAGAATCAGCAACTGAATTTTTAAATTCTATAAATTTATTTAATATACCTTTAAAAGCCCAAGCACCTATTTCATATATGCCTTTAAACACGTCATTAAAATTATTATATAAAACTTTAATTATACCAACTATAGATAATATTGTTGCAGTTCCTAAAGTTACGAATAAAGACCAGAAATTCTTAATTAAAACCCAAGCACCTTGAATAATAGTTGCTATAGTTAAAACCCCAGTTGCAAAAGCACCAAAGAAAAATATAACTAAGTTAGCTAACCACATAACCACTTTTATTCCACCAGATAAAGCTTGTATCCAACCTACTGTAGCTTCTTGTAAATTATCAAAGCCATTACTTAACCCTAATAAATTCATTACTTGTAATAAAACGTCTTTTATAACTGGTAATAAATAAGTTGAAAAAGCTTCTTGTATTGGACCTAAAGAATTATTAAGTTCTTCAAATAATCCTATAACTGAAACTAAAATAGGTTTTAATCCTTCAAATAATCCTATAGTAGCATCACCACGGAATCTTTCAAATTTATCTATTATAGTAGACCACATTCCAATACCAGTAGTTGATTGTTTTTCTTGTAAATTATAGAATCTACCTTTAGCTGAAGTTGCTAATTCAAAAGCCTTAACTAAATCATCTACTGATATTAATCCAGCTTCTAAATCATCTTGTAATTGTCCACTAGTTTTGCCAGTAATTTGCATAAGTTCTTGCATTGGGTTTATACCAGCTTCAGTTAATTGTCTTAAATTATCACCTGTAACACGGCCACGTGAAAATATTTGTCCAAAAGCTAAAGCTTGTGATTTAAATTTTTCTACATTACCACCGGAAGTATCACCTAACATCCTTACTACATGCATAAGGTCTTCAGCAGCTACACCATAATTCATTAATAATTTAGCACCATCAGCTACCTGTGGTGTTGTGAAAGTAGAAAAGTCAGCATATTCCCTAAGTTGTTTTATAATTTTATTAGCTTTATCAGCTGATTGTGTCATGACTTCAAAAGCCATTTTAGTTTGTTCTAATTCAGCATTATATTTTATACCTTCTACTATTAATTCTTTAGTTAATGATATTAATTTAGTTATAGCAGCTACACCTACAACAGCAAAAACTGTAGCAAATCCAGTTGCTAGACCAGAAAACATTGAATTAAAAGCAGATCTTAAAGCACCTAAAGAAGAACTTAAAGAACTAAATAAAGTTCTAAAATTAGAAGTTAAACCACTAATACCACCAGCTTGATTAAACCCATTTACAAAACCACTTAAAGCCGCTGTGGCATTAGTTGCACCAGTAGCTGCCATAGTAAATGTTATTCTAAATATATTAGCTAAATTTCTTAATTGTGGTTGAATATCTTGTATAGAACCCCTAAAAATTCTAAAACTAGCAGCAGCACTTCTAATTTCAGCCCTAGTATCTTCAAATATATTACTGAAGTTATTTCTAAAAGTATTAATAGCTGAACTTGCAGCAGTTATACCAGCAGCAAATCCACCACCTATATTAACACCCATAGATCTTCCTATATTAGCTGACATACCACCTAAACCACTTAAACTAGTAGTTAAAGAAGACATATCGGCTTTAATGCTTACATAGATCGAACCCACTTCATTAGCCATTTTATCACCCCTTTATTTATATATAATATTACAATAGAATATTTACTTCCAATTACAGTTGTGTTATAATAAAAATGTAACTTAAATTAAATTTAAAAGGGGTAAATAATATGTTGTTTGTAGTTTTTATGTTTTTAATTGGTGTAATGTGTATTACTATTAACACTGGAATTAGTATTTTTGTTGGTATTTTAATAATGTTAACTTCAATTGTTATAGGTTTTGTTATTAAAGGTTGTCACACTATAAATAAACTACATTATGAAAATTTATTAAATGAAAAATTAACGGATAAAGAATATAAAGAACTTGATGACATGTTTAAAACAAATCATATTGCAATTAAAAAATATGAATAATATATCAAATATACCAGAAGATAGATTAAATTTAAAATCTAAAAGATTTTTAATACTATTTAAAGATTATTCAGAAAATAAATTAAAGGCAAAATTTGAATATAATAATAGAAATTATTTAAAATAAAAAATAAAGGATACTAAATTAGTATCCTTTTGGGGTCTTTAATCCCCTTTTTTTAGCTAATTCTATAAAGTGATCTATATCACTTTTACTATCTTTAACTTCTTCTTCACCCGTATAATTAATCCTATTAAAAATAGTTTTATAAGTTTCATCGGCTTTTTCGTTTAATACTAAACTAGCTATAAAAGTTGCTAAGTCTAAATATTCTTTAACCCTAGCTTCTTTTTTTATTAAACCACTATTAATTAAAAGGTTATATTCATTTGGCGTAAGTGTCCAGAAGTCTTTAGGCAATATATCACACAACACAAAAGCTTGTTGTAAATAAAAATCATAATCTATGGTTTTATTTTCAACTACTACTTCTTTGGCTTTCGTGCTGGATGGTCGTTTTTTGGTTGTTCACCAAAAGCTTGACTTAAAGCTTCCCCTATTTTTTCACCTATAGCTTGAACATCTGTTGGTTTAATCATACTACCAACTTCTGTTAAAGTAAATTGATTTAAGTGGGTTAATCCAGCATATAACATACCACGTATCATTTTAAGTGGAAAACTAGTACCTTTTTCTAAATCTTCTATGCTTATTCCCATGTCTTCTAAAATTACCAAAGAATTAAAGTCGAATTTAATTTCTAGGTCTTGATCATTTAAAACTATAAACACTGGCTTCATTTTTTATTTCCCCCTGATTAATCTAAATAATATATCTTGTCGGTCCCAGTTATTTCCAAAGATTCTTTAATTACTTCAGAAGCTGTAGAATCAATAGAATCTTTTTTAATATAACCATATCCTTCGTATCTTATTTGGCTAGCTTCATCTACATAAAATATAAATAAAGATTTTTCACCTAATAAGTCAAAATAAGTTTCATCTAAGTAGAACCTTTCAGCAGTTGCAGACCAACTACCTATAACAGTTTTCTTTTCAGCCCAACCATTATTACCAAATTTATTAAGGTCTACTTCATTTCTTTCAATATTAACAGTCCATTTGTAGAAACCACCAGCTTCTACTAAATTAAAACTTTTACCACTTACGGTAATGACATCTAAAGGATTATTAGCCACTGAAAAAGTAATCATTCCACCTATATATCTTATAGTAAAACCACTAGTTATAGGGTTACCATTTTTATAAACTGTTAAAGTTGAATCTGGATCCCAATATTTTTTATCAGAATCACTTATAGTATAAACAAGTTCATCTGAAGTTGACATGGCTTCAGTAGTAAAAGCTATAGAAGCACCATCATTTAAATAAAGTGCACCAAGATATCCAAATGTTTCCAAAAATAACACCACCTTTTTAAAAAAATAAGGCGCTTAAGTTTTCACCGCCACGCCTGAAGCCAGCAAATTAGTTGTAGCTTAAAGTTCCTGAACCAACATATTCAAAGTCTACTTTAACGAAGTCTGAAGCTGTAGCATCTATTCCTGCTTTTTTAACGTATACAGTACCACTGTAGTAGTGTGTATCGTCAACATAAAGTTTAATAGATAATGAAGTGTTATTGATTAAAGCATTTTGAATTGCTGTTTGACCATTAGTATCTGAATCAATTACAAAATTACCAGATGAAGTTACTGACCAATTTCTAATTCCAGTTTTGTTTTGTTTCCAACCATCACCAAAATAAGAAGCGTCTAATTCAGCAGCATCAATATTAAGTTTCCAATCTTTTAAAGCACTAACAGTATTAGCACCTAATTTAACTGAACCACCATAACCGAATTTTTCCATTTGTGAAAACCCCCTTTTTTATATTATTATTACATTATAAATTTTACTTTTGCTTCAATATTTACTGTTAATTCTGATCTATCTTTACCATCTAGACCTAAACTAAATATATTACTTATCTGTGTTATAGCTATTACATTTATAGTAGAATCACTATAACTTTTATATAATACACTATTAAGTATATTTAAAATCCTATTATAAGCGGAATCATAACTTAAATCACGAACCCGTATTTGAATTTTAATATTATTTATTTGTGTATTTAAACTACCATTTAAAGTTATATCTGTTCCAGCACCAGTATTATAAAAATAAAGTGTAGTTATATTATCTGTGGCTTCTTCATCAAAATTATTTCGGTATATAATTTCATTAGGGTTATCTACCAATATTAAATTTTTTATAACTGTTAATATTTCCATTGTTTACCCCCTAAATACTTGACCTATTTTTTTAATATATTCTTTATACTTTCTTGATAAAGGATCTTCTAGAAATTTAGCTTTACCACCACAATTATGTTTAGCATGTTGTGGATGATTAATATTAAGATCTTCATGTACATAAATAGCATAATCAGTATCATATTCTACTAAAGTATGGGCTACATTATTTCTACTTTTGTTTTCTATGTTAACCGAATCCCGTAAATCACCAGTATCAACTGGAACTTCTTGTTGTGATTCATTCACAAGGTCTTCACTAACTTTTAATACAGCTTTTTCTAAGTCTTTTTGTAATTTCATTAAAGTAGCTTGATTCCATACAAACATGTTATCAACCCCTATTTAGATAATAAATATAATAACTATTTTTACCATTTACATCTACCATTTGATCTACACCTATAATTACAAATTTCTGTTCATCATATAATATAAAGTCTTTAATATTACACTTATTATTAGTAAATATTTGGGCTACTGATTCTATATTAGAACCATTAGGACTTTTAGCTAAAATAGTTTTATATTGAAATCTACATTTAATTTCTATTTCATTATAAGTACTTTCACCACAATCATTTGCTGTCTTTTTAGTTTTTAATATAGCTTTTTGGTTGAAATATATAGAATACATATTTATCACCCCTTATAATTTAATAGAAACAGAACCGGATATATAAGACTTCAATAAATTTTGTGCTTCTATACTATATAATTTTTTACCTTTATTAACTAAAGTTTCCCTTATATCGCCTATAGAAAAATTAGTTACACCTTGATGTATTAAATTTTCCCTAGTTTGAAATTCTTGTGATAAAATAGCTATAGCTTCTAATACAGTGGCTTCTTTTATAATATCATTAACTACTACATCAGCTAATAATTCAGTATCAGTATTTACTTTGTTTAAGTTTCTAATCATTCTAGGAAAAGCTAATTTTTGATCTACACTTAACTTTTGTCCTTTTAAAATTAAAGAATCTATGTGTTTTGTAGCTAAAATCAAAGCCCTTATACGATTATCTTCTGAAGCTGAAAACCAAGGTTCTACTTGAAATAAATTAGGTATAATATCTAAAGCATTTTCATAAGTTATATAACAGTTTTCACCTTCTGTTATTAGTGGTGCATTACCAGTGTTCATATCATCATAACTAAAACAAGTTTCTATCTTTTCCCTTTTAATATCAGATATACCACCGTTTAAAGCTGAAACTTCTACATAAATATATGGTGTATGTTCAGGTACTTGTACAAAACACAAATAATAACCCGCAGAAATTCTATCACTAGTAATATCTATAGTTTCTAATAAAACCCTTTTAGAATCAAATATTTTTAATTTAGGTTCACTTACTTCTACCAAAGTTTCACCATCTATTCTATCATAAAAATAGAAAGGTAGTTCTATAGTTGTGGAAGTTAATACTTTTTCACGTGCCATATTTAACACCCCCTTAGATATATTATTATTACAAAAAAAAAGGCTAAAAAAGCCTTTTATTTTTTATTCCTTGATTTAATTATTGTGAATGGATTCCATCTAGTTTTAGGTTCATTAGTTTTTAATCTAGAATCAGGTTCTTTTGGATTTTTAAATCTAGATTTAATTCTTTCGTAACTTTTACTATTTTCATTCCATAATCTTTTCACTAAATTATAAGTCCAAGTAATTTTAGTAGTTATGAATTTAGTTATACTACTATTTCTTGAATTACTTAATTTTAAAGTATTAGTTATGAATTTATTAAAGTTATTAAATACTAAATATAGGTTGCTGAAAGTTAAATTAGTAATTATATTTTTAGTTATATCTTTAATTTTATTATTAGTTAAAGTGATAGCGTTATTCAAAGATTTTAATATTAAAATAGTTTTAATATTAAATAATTTAAAGTTATTGATGATTAATTTAGTTATATTAGTATTTTTTAAATTATTTAAATTCAATTTACTTATTAAATCTTTATTGAATATAAAATTCCTATAACTAATTAATATCAAGTTGGTAATTAAAGTTTTAGTAATATTTACTATTTTACTATTAACTAGTTTTATAATGTTATTGATATTCTTAAATATATCTGCTAATTTGCTATTAGTTAATTTAATAACTGAATTTATATTTTTAGTTATATCTGAATTTCTTAAATTGTTTAATTTTAAATTAGTAGTTAAGAATACATATATTGTTTTTAAATGATCCAATAAATTACTGAATTTGATATTAACCGTTATATTCTTAAATATATCTACTGATTTATTATTAGTTAAATTTAAATTATCCATAATATTTTTAGTTATATCTACTATTTTAGAATTACTTAATTTCAAGTTAGCAATTAGGGTTTTAAGTATATTTTTAAAGTAATTTAATGTATTAGATAATTTAATATTAGCAGTTATAAATTTATTTACTTCAATTATTTTACTATTTATTAAATTAACACCAGTTGAAATTAATTTAGTTATATTATTAATTTTACTATTACTTAATTTAATATTAGCAGTTATAAATTTAAGGAATCCTACACCCATAAATAAAGTATTAGATAAAGTTAAATTGTTATTTATAAATTTATTTACTTCAATTATTTTACTATTTATCAACTTAATATTATTTGAAATAAATTTACTTAAGTTAATAGTTTTTAAATTTAATAAATTAATATTAGTTGAAATAAATTTAGCTATACTGCTGATTTTACTATTACTTAACTTTAAACTGGTTATTATATTTTTAGCAAAAGTAGAAACTTTATCCAATAAATTGTTAAAATTAAGATTAATAGTAATGTTTTTATTAATTTCTGATACTTTGTTATTAAATAATTTAATATTATTAGTAATGTATTTTTTGAAAGTATTATTCATTATTGCAATATTAAATAAATTTAATCCCATATTAATATACTTATTGGTAGATTTAATTGAATTACTAGTTTTATTATAGAATGATTTTAAATAATAAGTACTTGGCCCTACTAATTCAGTATATGATATAATATTAATTAATGAATTATAAACATTTACCATTAAATCATAAGCATAAACAGTATCAATATATAATTTACTAATTATAGAATCATTTGTAGGATTTATAATATATTTATGTATTTTACTATTGTTATTTTTAGTAAATAAATATACTAAACCATTTTCAGAATACATAGTCATTAAATCTTCATCAGCACCATCAGTTAAATTTACTGTATTACTAATACTTAAATTATAAGCCGCTAAACCTGAATTTTTTTGTATTTTTTTATAATAACTGTTGCTTATTAAAATGCATTTATCCGTAGAATAATTATTTATAAATCCACTTTGTGTAAGTTCTGGGTACATTATATCGCCACCCACAGTAGAATCTAAAGTATAAATTGAAGTCCATTGATTATTTAAATAGTCATTTTGCAAAGTAATTCCTGAATCATTAAAATAGTATAATCTGGCTTTTGTATTAGTGTTAGGATTTTCAAAAACTGACCAGTAATTAATAAGATAATTATCTGATATTTTACTTAAAAAAGTCGTTGTTGGATCTGAAGTAGTTACACTAGTTAGTAAGTTAATACTTGTACCACTTACAGAATAATATTTTATATCAGTATTATTTTTTATTAAAAATCTAGAATCAGATATTACTAATGGTTGTCCCCAAGCTTGTCCAATATAATCTGTATTTAAGTTTATAGTATCACCAGAAATAGTGGCTATATTAATTCTAGTGTTAGTTAAGAAGTTAATAATAATTTTATCAGTATCTAATTTGGCTATTCTGAAATAACCATTTACACCTAATGAATATTCTTGACTATAACTTATATTATCATCTGATATAGTTCCTATTTTATAATAAATATTAAAAGTTCCATTATCTTTTACATACATTTCCAATATTCTATTATTTCCTATATCCAAAGAACTTTTTCTATCATATAATATATCTTCAGCCACTACAGTATAAGTGTTTGAAGTAGAATAATAAGGATTATTAGATATTTTTAGATAAGTAGTTAAATTCTTATAAAATATAGCACCAAATGTTTTAATTAAAGAATTATTTAAAAATAAATTAGTAGTAATATTTTTAATTTTATTAACTGGTTTAATTATTAAATTTTCTATTGAAATACTACTAAACAAAGTTTTAGTAGTATTTACCGTTTTATTGAAACTTAAAACTAATTCATTTGCCATGTTTTTAGTAGCATCCACTGTTTTATTAGCGTTCATTTTTAAATTAGCAGTTAAATTTTTAAAATATTCTTGTGCAGTGTTTAATTTAACACCCCATTTAGTTCCATCACCCCATACAAATTCATTCCATTTTAAATCTAATTTTAATTTAACCAAACTATTTAAACTTTTTAAGTGTCCAGTTAAATTTTTAGAATATTGTGTTCTTAATCCAAAATTCCATTCAGTTTTACTTGAAATACCTGGAAATGAATCAAAAGCTGTAGCATCAACTAATATATAATAATCGTTACCCACAACAAAATTATTATGTGAAATAGCAACTTCAGAACTATTTATAGTAACGTTAGCACTATTAGCCGCTATAGTTTGAAATATAGTATCATCAGAATTATTATAAATAACAATATTACCAGAACCAGCAGTTATATTTTGATCAAAATTCATAATAAGATCTTGTTGTGAAAATATATAACTATTATCTATTGGTGAAACAGAATTTAAATTAATACTTGTAACTAAATCATTTTTTATACCTGTTGAACCATTTGCTGAATCACCACGTAAAGTAACTATATCTTGTGATTCTATATTATGATTTCCACTATAGCCACTATTAGTATCAGTCGGTAATTTTCTTATACCAACTTGTATTCTAAAATTATCTATATAAGAATTTAATAAAGGATAACTAGCTAAATCACCTATATCATAACCTATACGAAAAGGTTCAGTAGAATGATAATGATTAAAATTACCACCACCGGAATTATAAGTTCTTGTGTTATTAATCCAAATAGAATGATAATGATCATTTTTTTCTATTGTTATAAAATACCAAGTATCAGCATTAATGGCACTAGCACTAGCCGTAAAATTAGAAAAAACTGAATTGCCAGTAGTATTATAAACTTGCAATCTTAATAATTTAGTTCCACTATTATTTTCATAATTTAAAACCATAGTATTATTTGTAGAACCACTTGACCTATGACTAAATAATACTTGTTTATCAGTAACATTACCTGGACGCCACCAAAAACTAATAGTATAATAGTAAAATAATTCCTGATTTATAGCATAAGCTATATATTTTTGTAAATTTTCAATGTAACAACCATTATTATTAAAATATAGTGAACCTGTACCATATTTATATTGTGATGTTGAATTTATAACACCATTATTTACAACTGGTCTATAATCATAGCATTCATTTTTAATAATAGTACTATTATTATCGCCTTCACAATGTAGTAAAACTATATCATATGAATCTTTAATATAAGGTTCAGTATGTGGTGTAAAAGTATTAGTCCACCTTGCAATACCTTTACTAACCCTAATTTCGTCCATATAACCATACATGGCTGCTGAATTTGTATTATTATAATTTCTTCCTATTCTAAAAGCTGTAAATGGTTTAATTGATTTTGTTCCTATATTCAAAGTAGTTAAAACTTGTCCATTAACATATAAAGTTATAGTAGAACCATATCTTACATAAGCATAATGTGTCCATGCATTCAAAACTGGATTAGTGGCTACTTGATTACTAACTGTGGTACCATCAGTACAATAAAAATATGAAGCTGTCCCTGAAGTACCATTAACATTATAATTTAATATCATACCATTTCCAGTTCCATTATTAGAAAAACTGGATCTGGCATCCACATTACTTAATCTATATTCCCACCAATCAATGGTAAAATCCTGATTACCAAAATCATATTCAGCGGAATTAGTACTACTACTGGCAACAAAATCACCATCACCATCCATATATAGACTTGTATTTCCAAATTTTTTCTGTGTAGTACTTAATTTTGCATTATAATTTGGATAAAATATTTGTGCCATTTTTTACACCGCCTTATTATATAATATCAGTAGCTTCACTAAATTCTGGTAAAGTTTTACAATATGTATAAACTTGTATCCAAATATTTTCTTCTATATTTGGATTATGAAAACTATTATTATATTCTTTTATTGAAGGTTTAGTAATAGAATCCATATGGTTTTTCCAAAATCCTAAAGAAAAATAACATTCATTTTTATTAATAATAGTATTGGTTATTTTAATATAACCGTTTTCAATTTGTTCCATGTTTTTATCAATAAAATTCATATTTAAAGCCATTTTTATTCCCCCTTATTAAAATCTGCATTCTGATAAAATTCCAGAAGCATTCCATCTAACTGTTTCCCCAGCAACACCTGTCACTGTTAATTTTAAACTTTCATTTGTATCATCTGCTGTAATTGTAATGTTATAATTAGTTGTTCCATCTTCACTAATAGTTGTAATTACTGGTGTCCCTATAAGTGAAGTATTATTACTTCCACCCCTACGTATTCCACCTTGAATTTTTATTGTTTTACCTTTAGTTCCAGCATTACAATATGCAATTAAATTAATATCAAACATATAAGCAGAATTTGCTATTAAAATAGCCCTTTGATTTGATGTTCCACCTAAAAATATTTCTGTTGCTGTATCATTTGTTGTTTCACCATGCCAATTTAAATAAGAAGTTCCATATTTATTAGTTGCAACAACATCACTACATTTCCATTCTTCATTCCATCTTTCACATTTACTGTACATACCTTTAGCAATTGCAGCATTTTTACTATTACTATTTGTACCATAACCTAATGAAGTTCCAGAACCAGTACTAACTGCATAATGTCCTAAACTTGCACCATAATCATAAGCATTAGCACCTGTTCCACATGCAGCACCACCAGCATAACTACCATTACCAGCACCATTAGATCCCCTACCAACAGAAACGCCTGGATCCCAAGCAACCGTTGAATTTGCACCTTCCCCTATGGAAACACCACCAAGATCTTGATATCCACAATTACTTAATGCATTTTTACCCACAACTACTGCTGTTGCCCTACCTTTTGCACCATAACCAGTTATAAATGATATTGATGAACCATCACCTGGTAACCAAGTTGTACCATTCCAATAAAATTGTGCAAATTGGCTTATATAGCCTTCCACCACTGAAATTGTTGTTGAATTATATTTAACTGTTAAAGTCCCAGTTTGATATGGTGGTGTAGCATTACTAATGAAAAACATTTTACATTTATTAGTACCAGTTGGTAATATTAAATCCCTTGCTGTACCATTTAAATTCAAAATTTGATAAAGTGCATCATTTTCTGTTAATGTTTTATTTCCAGTTAAAGTTTCTATATTTACATTTAATGATGTTGCTGGATCTATCCATGTAGGAACACCAGAACTTATACTAAGTATTTTACCATCCGCACCTTCACGCAATTTAGTTTCTATTGCAGTTACTTCATCATATAAAGTATTAATATCAGAAGCTTGTGCATTAGTTACATTATCCACAACTGGTGTCCATGTTTTTAAACTATTTGGAAAACTTGCTGCCATTTTATCACCCCTTTTAATATATAATTATTACATTAAAAAAGCTTAGGTATTAACCTAAGCTTTATTAAAAACTATTTACTGGTCACAAACTGTTTTGATATTAAAGGATATAGAATCCCCAACATTAACGTTTATAGCATCAAATGTAGCACGCATAATAGCTGTTCCATTACTAGCAGCACTATAAACAGCAACTTCAGTTATAGCTTTACTAGTGCCAGTACAAGTAATAGTTCCAACTACTTGATAAGTATCATCAGTAGTATTAACAGTTACTAAAGATTGTGTACCAGCGGTTCTGTCTTCAGCACCAGGTGTTTCTAAACCAGTATCAGCTTCAGTTGCTGCTGTAGTTCCTGTACCCCATGCTATATATTTCATTGAAGAACTATTTAACAATCCAGCTACATAAGCTAATCCACCATTTAAAGTTTTAATTACATCGGCCATTTTAATTTCCCCCTTATTTAAAATTTAATATTGTTTCTATGAATTTATCAGTACTTTTGTTGCCAAAAGGATAAACTATATTACTTATTTCTTCCCTACGTTTTTTTAATTTTTTAGAATCTTTTAAAGCTATTGGTATATTAGCTAATAATTCTTCTGGTTCATTAACTTGAATTCCTATATCAGAATATTCCCAAAAACGCATACCATGTTGAATATCTTTACGATAATATGGATTATTTAATAATAATACAGGTTTGCCTATAGCGGCATATTCAAATATAGTTGAAGAATTATCACAAAGATATAAGTCTGTATTTTTTATTACTGAATCCCATTTATTATAATAAAATATATTATTATTACTATACCACTTTTGTAATTTATCGCCCCATACAGGGTGCCAATGTCCTTTTAAATTATTTATAAGTGGTAATACCTTTTTATAATGTTCCCAACTAGATCTGGTTTCTGGTAAAGCTAAGCAATCAAAATGAAAACTTACGCCTA